AGGGCTACTAATGAAAAATAGATTTCTAGCGATATTTCTGGCGTTTGCGGCCTGGATGCCGATGGTTGGGCAGGTCAACGTGCAAGGGACTGGCATCCAGATCGGTGGAACGACGTCGACGGGTGGCTTGACATCGCTGAACGGCCTCGCGAACGCTGTGATTCTGGCTTGTAATCCGCCTTTCTCCTGCTCGGTTGCGGGAAACACAATCACGATTGGGTCAGCGGCAGCATTCTCGATCACTTCTTTCACCGGGTGCTCAACAGTGGAGCTCGGTACTTCCTTGGTGAACCCGTCTTTCACGGCCGGGTACTCAGTCACTCCAGTCAGTGCGCAGATCACCAACACTCAGGGCATAGGCTCTCCGCTTTACCTCACAACCCCATTTACTTCAGGGACGGTGACCGGGACATTCGTCCATACAACCATCGCGAGTACAGTTTTCACGCTGTCAGCGACTCAGGGGACAACTCAGACTTCGAGCTGCACTGACTCCTGGCAACCGCGGATCTTTGGTGGGTACGGAACGGTCGGTGCGACATCGAGCGTGACGGCTTCGGGCACTACAGCGGTTCTGAGCAATGGAACGTCGCTCGGTAGCGTCCAGCTGGGCGCGGAGACGGTTGGACAGACGTTCGGGCCCTACTGCCCAACCTCGCAGGCGGTCTATTTGCTGCTTCAGGGCGGAAGTCACACGTTCGTCGACGCCAATACGGGCTTCCCGTTCGCCATGAATGCGCCAATTACGGTGACTTTCACCAATTCTCAGGGCACGGTGGAGACCAAATATCTCTACCAGTCGACAAATCCCCTCACCTGCGTAAGTGGTCCGGGCTTCGCGCCGAAGGTAGCCAGCTAGTGAAGCGGCTACTCGTCTTTCTTAGCGCTGTCGCTCTCTGTTGCGCGGCTCGGGGGCAAATGATGCCGCCGCAGATTTCCTTTACTGGAAACTTTGGCTGTATCGGGTTCCCTTGCCAGAATGCGGGAACGCTGATCTTCCCCACAGATGCTAATTACACCGCAAGCGCGCTCGAAGGCAGCGTTCAGGTCATTAAATTGACCAGCAGTGTTAGCTTGACGGCGGCGCGCTCGCTCATCCTTCCGTCGGTCACGCTCGGCTGGGGCTATTGGTTTTATAACGAGACGACTGGCACCCAGACGATAAACATCTGTGGCCCCTCGGGAACCTGCGCGGCCATCCCCCATGACAGCTATGCACATTGGGCAGGGAGCGACGGCACAAATTTCTATACGTTGCCTGGAGCCGGCTGCACGCCGACCCTCACCACCACAGGCACAAGCGGTGCGGCAACGCTTACCGGCTGCGCGTTCAACATCCCCCAGTATGTGACGCCAAGCGGAGCTTATCTCCTACTGAATCCGAGCGCGACGCAGAACGTTGTGCAAGCCTCCGGTACGTCCTATGGCTTCAGTGAGCAGAACACTGCCAACGCCGGAATAAACTTCGACGGCACCTACCTCCAATCCCTGAACGCCGGGTGGAACAACGGCTATCCATTCGCCGGCAACTCAGACTGGACAACCGTTTCAGTCCATTCGGGTGCGGCTGGTTTTATGTCCGCAACGGCTGGGATTTCACAGTATGAGCACTGCCTGATGACGCACACAGCGGAGGGAGACAGCCAGTGCGCCTACGATTATTTCCATTGCTTCGGAAATCTGGTCAACGGTAACGATGAGGGTTGCACTTATCGGGCAGCGCACGTCTATCAGCTCGGCATGTGGTGGGGTCCAGTCACCTCGGCTACCGCAGGAGCGAACGCGACAACGCTGCTGACTACCTCGGGGCCGTACTGCTATGGCGGGACGATTTGCAGTGAGCTAGCCTACAACTCAACCCAGTTTGCCGTCGGTGGGTGGATGGTCGATCAAAGCACCGGCGTCTCGGGTCCCTATACCATCTCGGCCTATACCCCGAATATTGACGGGGCCGACGAATATACTCTTTCCTCTGGAACGGTTACACCCTCGACTGCACTGGGAACAGTCGTCAGTTGCACGAGTTCGGTGCAGGGCAAGTTTGGGGTCTACGGGACGCAGAACTGCACGGTAAATGTATTTGGCGGTACGAACGCAGGCGGCTTCACGACCTCCTCGCACATTGTTCGCATCGGGCCTGGCGGAACAACCACCGGCAAAGAAGAAGAAGACGTTGTTACCAGCGTGGGGACTATCGGCTCTCCTTCGGCTGGTGAGCAGACGATGGTGTTGCAGTCGCAATGGCCTTTCGCAGCGGGAGACTTCATCGGTCAGGGCGGCCCTGCTGGACAACTCGTAGGCCCCAATAACGCCAACATCAGCACTGTTGACCTGGTCGGTGGCGCGCTCGACTCCACGCACATTTTCTTCGGCCACTGCGTGAAGGGTGGGTGCGCTGGTGCGGGGGGGAATGTAATTCAACCTAACGCAGTAACGGCAGGGGTCAATCTCTCACGCAGTGGGGGTACGGTTACGGCTACTCCTACCTCCAATTTCAGCAGTCTGATCTATCTCGCAGTCGGAAGCACCATTACCGTGACGGGCGCAGTCCCTTCAGATCTGAATGGAACCTTCACTATTGCCTCTACGACGGGGAATTCATTCAATCCCATCATCACCTGGACGCAGAGCGGATCGACTGAAACCAGCAGCACGGCGGGGACGATAGGGCTTCCTCTGCCAAAAGCTCTAATGTACTACGGCGCAATGATCTGCGGCACCAACAACGGCACGACGGGCAACGCTAATTTATGCACCAACAGCGCCACATGGAATACCTCGGATGCTGCGATTGGGGCCGAGTCCAACGAAGTTTCCCTAAATGCCTACCAGATTTATATAGGCCAGATTTCCGGATTCGATTCGAGCTACCCGAGCGGTGGAATATCCGTCACGAATACCCAGCCGCAAGGGATTGGCTGGGACTACCAGTGCGCCAACACCTACGCCGCGTTGGACGCGTCTTGCGTTGACATAGTCGGCAATTACGCGGATGACATTGTGCTCAACACCGACCCTATAAATAACGGGGCGATTATCTACGATGCGAATGGCGGTCACTCGACAATCCCGTTCTACCTATTCCAGCGCGGAAATTCTTATTTCAACATGTTGGTCAATCCGGCTGGCGCTGGGACTCTGACATTCGGCAACGGCGGGTCAACCCTCGTGGCTGGCGGCTATACGGTGGGCGCTACGACTTATACCGGAACGACGGTAGCGGCTACTAATTGCGGTTCTCTGAGCGGATCCGCAGGCTGCATTGAAGTGATTATCAGCGGCGTTACGCACTACGTCCCATATTGGTAAGGAGAAATCATGAAGAAGCTGCTAACCATCCTCGCGGTGGTTTTTTTGTGCGCGAAAATGCACCCGCAAGCCATCTCTGTCCCGCAGATCAACGTCTCGGGCAACGTTGGTTGCGTGGGGTTTCCATGCCTTAATTCTGGCGCGCTCAACTTCACCGCCGACGCCAATCAGACCATGACGGCGCTGCAGACTTCTGCCAACGGCGGAATTAAGATCACGAGCTCTGTAGCGCTGACGGCAACGCGCACACTTACTGTCCCAGCTGGAAACTTCCAGTTCATGGACATTGAGAACGCGACGACGGGCGGCCAGGCGGTGACCATTTGCAGTGCGAGTGGCGGCTCTTGTGTGACGATTCCGAGCGCCTCTACGGCGGCTGGCGTATGGTTTGACGGTACAAACTTCGTAGTCGGCTCGACAGGCGGCGGCGGAAGCATGGTCTATCCGACCGGCACGGGCATCGCGGCGGTCGTGAGCGGTTCATCATGGGGTACGACCTACAACGCTTCGAACACGATTCCCGCCAACTTCGTCTCCACCCTGAATCAGAGCACGACAGGCAATGCTGCGACGGCTACCGCATTGGCTGCGACTCCTTCGCAATGCTCAGGGAGTCAATTTGCCCAGGGCGTGGCGGCGAACGGCAATGCAAACTGCGCGACTCCCTCGGGGAGCGGCAACACCACGTCCACTTCACTGACGACGAACGCCCTTCCCAAGGCGAACGGCGCAAACTCAATCATCAATTCATTGGCGTCCGACAACGGCACGACGCTTTCATACACCGGAACCGGGGGCATCTCCTCGCCAAGTGGCCTCACTGCGGGGCCGGATGGCGTACACGCTGGCATCATGTCCGTCTACGGGAACACAGCGAACCCTACCATTCCCGCAAATGAGTTTGGATGGCTGGGATTCAACGCCGCGTCTGCGACGTCTTACTTCTTCCAGCCAAGCACGACAGCACCCGCAGCGAATCAAGTAATGGCTGTTGGCGCTCCCTCGAGCGGCGTTGTGCCTGTCAGCTATATTTCCAACGCCACCACCGTTAGCGGCGTCACCTGCTCGCTTGGAAGCACCTGCGCCCCTCCGCTAGTTTGCGCCGGATCTGCTTCCCCATGCTATCTCCAGCAAATCAATCCCACGACAGGCGCGACCACTACCACTACATCCTCGATCACCACCGGAGCGACTTCTGTGCCCGTGGCGTCCTGCGCAGGCTTCACGTTCGCTCCCGGCGCAATTGTCGTCTTTGAGAACATCAGTCAACCGGAATGGACTGTGGCTACTGGTTGCACGGGTACGACGCTAACTCTCTCGACGCGGGCTTACTACGGCACTGCGGCTGGGGCATGGTCGAGCGGGACTAATGTAATCCAAATGACATCGGGATACTCCACCAGTGCTTCGACCGCCCCATACTTCTATACTCTCGCCAATGGAGCGATAGGCTACAACGGCTCAGGGAACATCTTAGCCAATCAGACCGCCTTCAACACGTCAGTCACGTTCTTAGGTGGGCTCGTTGCTGGTGGAGGTCTGGTCCAATTGAACGGCGGAACGACGACAGCTCTTTACCAACCGCAAGCAACTTTCTACAATGGAGACAGTGGCGGCTGCTATACGGGCGGTCCACTGTACGCTACGCTATCGGGGGGCACGCCGTGGTGGGCTGGCGTTACGGGGCAAAGCTGCACGACGGGCACAAACCTGATTCCCCCCAATGTATTCGCGTTGGTTCCTGGGGGTGTGTCGACCGCGCCTACCACGGGCTCAATCCCTGCGTTGACGGTTACGACTGCTGGCGTGGTCAATGTCCCGACAGGTGGAAACTTTGAGATCAACGGGGTTCCGATTGGCGGCGGCGGTGGGTGTTCGACCGTTACTACACTAAGCGGAACAACACCTGTCATCACAGCTACCAATTGTCTCCAAACCATCACGCTAAGCGGCAACTCGACGCCTACGGTCACGGGTATTACGTCGGGCCTAACCATAGGCTTTGAAATTTGCCAGCCATCATCGGGTGGGCCTTATACGTGGACTTGGCCTGCGGCGTTCCACGGTGCAATCACCATCGGAACCACCGCCAACACTTGCTCAATTCAAAGCTTTACCTCCTTTAGCGGCTCAACGATGGTCGCTAGGGACACAGGAGTTATCAATGTCGCTCCGTAAACTCATCCCCATTTTTATTCTCTCGTGCCTGCCTTCGCTCGCGCAGAGCGTCAACGGAATTCCTTCCCAAAACGTGAACGTCTTCAACAAGAATGTCATTTACGCTTCGGCAGGCAATACTAATCTCGGCGTGGCCGCGTGCGCTCTCAACACCAACATCAATTCGGGTGGTGGCACGGCGGACGACTCATGCCTTCAGGCAGACCTCGACGCCCTCGGTACGGCAGGTGGTGGAACCCTCTACATCAACGGCTATGCACTTTTGACGTGCTCAAAATTCGGCACGACCAACACTGTCGATGGCAACACGCAAACTACGGCTCTGCAAACTCATTCCAACGTGAAGATCGACGCGACCGGAGGGGGAGTCTTCCTTCAGGCCAACTCGAACTGTACGATGCTCGGAAACAATATTCAGGGCAACCCCGCAGCTACATTCCAAACCAACATGACAGTTGTTGGCGGAGTCTGGAATGAGAATTGGCCTAATCAATCCGTGTATGAAAACAATGGCCCATCTACAAACTTTTCTGTGTTGGGTTTTTGGTTTGGCGGATTCAACGGGCTTACATTCAACAACGTAACCATACGCAATTCTGAGGCATTTTCCGCACTACTTTCAAACGGCACGAATTTCGTTGCACAAAATGTGACAACTACCTGGGACACTCTTTGTACTACCACGTGCCACCATGATGGTATGCACCTGTGGGGAACACTTTCAAATCTCTACATCTCTAACTACACAAACGTCAATGGAGATGATGATAGTCTGCCATTCAATACGGATGAGGGGGTGGGGTCATACGCTACCGCCACCGCATATCTGTATCAGCGAGCTCCTTGGTCTGGTGGCGGCATAAGCAACGTCACTTATGACACCGTGAATCTCATCAACGATGATGGACAAGTTAGATGGTATGGTATCACGGCGCCCGGTGGTGTTGCGACTTTGAGCAACATCACTCTGCGCAATTTGCACGGCGCTCCGCTATCCCTTGGAATGAACAACTCTGGCATCACAGCTTCCAGCAGCATCTCAATCAGCGATTGGTGGCTAACAGGAACGTTCGGTTCTATAACGATCCCAACATCGACTGTCGCAACCATTAGTTCCACGTCGGCTGTTACGGCAGGGGTAAACGGTTCTACCAGTTACTCAATCAATGAACCCGGTTCAACTGTCGTTCAGTCGAACGCCACTCAGACACAGACATTTTCGTCTAATGCCACTTCCGGTCTCGTTTATCGATCGGAATTGGCTGGGAATTTGATCAACGCTAACGAGTTTCAAAACATCATTGGTCTCAGTACATCGCAAGCGTTCTCTTATGGATGGTTCAAAACAGCCAGTGGAACAGGTATGGCGTATTTGACCACACCCGGGAACGCTTATGCTGTTGATCTTGGTGGTTTGTTTGTCGGTACGACTGCACCGGTGGCTGTACAGAATGGCGCTGGGGTAAGTACGCCTGGATTCACCTGCAACACTGGCATTCAGTTTTGCGTTGAGCCGTCCTCGAATACTACTGCTCCATTCGAGGTCAGTACTTCGGGTGCGCTTCTGTCTTCCACTAGAACGGGAACTTTCGTATGCACTAGTGGAGGGTCAATTACCGTTGCCAATACCAATGCTGTGACTGCGTCTAGTATTATCATCACCACCAATACCCCTGGGGGAACGCAGACGTATCTTCCTAATCGAACTGGGGGCACTTCAGGTACTAACTTCATCGTGACCTGCGCGACGGCTGATACCTCGACGTATAACTACGACATTTTGAACTAATGAGACGCCTACTCATCTTCGCGCTGCTGCTGTTCTCGGCTCATGCCTGGGCGCAGTTGGCAACGCCCTCATTCGGAACATCTAGCTACGGCACGGCGGGCTTCGCCGCCCCATCCCTGATGTCGATTAGTGGGCCTACGGGAGCTACGCTGTGCGTCGGGGCCGGGGTGACGCCCACAGCGACCACGGCAGGAACCTGCGACACCGGAACAAACCGCTTCACCTACAGCGCGGCATTCAATGTGTCTTCGGGGACGTTCAACGTCATCGCGACGCAGGTGGGGCAGACCAACAGTGCGGTCGCAACGCAAACGATCACCGTCCCTACGTTCTCTTATACGGCAGGGTCGTATTCGTTCTCGCCGGTGGTGACACTATATCCTGATTACATCCATGTAGGAGGAGTCGCTTGCACAACGCAGGACGGTTCAACTCCTACTGAGACGGCCAACGTATGCACCCACGGCACAACCTACTCCACGCCCATTACCGTCTCTGCCAGCGAGACGCTCAAGGTGCTGTTCACCAAGAGCGGACAGACCGATTCGTCAGTGCTGTCAGCAGCCTACGTCATCACCTCACCGCAGGTATGGTTCGTGCGTGCGGACGGCGGAACCTACTACGATGCCAATGTGACTTCTGGGCAGTGTAACGGGAAATACGATGCAGCCTACCCCGGAACAGGTGTGAACCAGAACTGCGCGGTGAATGATGTGCGGTACCTCTGGGCCGACAACAGCGGCAACCCGAACGCATGGATCATTTCAGGTGGGGATACAGTTGTAATTCGCGGATGCGCGGCACTTGGGACTCAGCTCAATCCGTCGAATCCCAACTGCCGACTTGGCTACGACAACGCAACCAGCGGCGGCGGGGCTAATTCTTGGTGCGGCTCTGGTAACCCGAATGCCACCTGTTTCAACCCGCCTGTTCCGATGGGGTCAGCAGCACAACCTACTAAGATCCTTGGCGGCTGCGCCTACGGAACCTATACCTGCACGCCGATCAACAGCAACTACCCCTACGGCACCACGAACGAAACGCAACTCTTTGGAGGCTTCGGGCTGGCCTGGGCATTCAATCTCCAATCCACAAATTACGTGCAGATGGAGGGACTAGAATTTACGACCCACAACCTGTACAACGGCTCGGGCTCGGGCCAGTGTACCGCCTCGGTTGGAACCCCAGCTTATCCGCAGAGTTGCTCGACCGGGACGCCTTATAGTGACTTTGCTAACAGCGCACTTTTGCTTGGACTGAACGGCAGCGCGGCCTCGCAGAACATCACCCTTCAGGACATCTACATTCACGGCATGGCGAGTGCTGGAATCTACGGGCCTCTCGGCGGCCCAATCACCATGACACGCGTCTTCGTAGGCTACAACGCCTTCGCTGGTTGGAACTTCGACGATGGGTACGGCACAGAGAACGGTGCGGGTGCCAGCATTGCAGCCAGCTACGTCACGATGAACTTCAACGGTTGCTACGAGGAATATCCCATCTCACACACCTACCCGGCGCGAGTCTGCTATGACACGAACTCGGGGGGGTTTGGAGATAGCTGGAGCGGGCAAGGAAGCGGTGGGCAAGGCGCATACCTGGCCTCCTTCACCTGCAACTATTGTGTGAACGATTACAACACCAAGGACGGATTTATAGGCCCGCACATCATCATCCCGACCATCTCAATCACCAACTCGGTCTCGATTGGGAATATGGGGTCGAACTGGAAGTGGGGAGGATCCGACGGCTATCCAAACACGACGACCTTTGAGAACAATCTTACGGTGAACAACTGCACGCGCATGAAATTCTCTATGACGGGAGTCCCTTCTGCGTTCAACACATACCTCACTGGATTCTGCCGTGCGGGTGGAAACGGGATGGCCAGCGTCATACCCATTGGCTCAACATGGAACCTCATCAACAACACATTTATTACAGCGCAACAGATCGCCCTGTTCGTGGCTTGCTCGGGTTCGGACGTAAGCTGCTCATCGACCATCAACTCCACCAACAATGTCTTCCTTGGATATGTCGATCCCAACAATCCATACGGAGGAAGCACAGTCCCGACGCTCTACTATCTCCCCACGGGAACCACGCTGAACGTCTCACACAACGACGAGTATGGCATGCAGGGCGGTACATGCCCCTCGACCACAAACGGGACAAAGTGCGTGAGCCCGCTCCTGCTGAATCAGCCCTCGCAGACGTGGGTGAGCGAGGCCGCGCTCGACGTATTCAATCCCTTCGTGGCTAACAACTCGTTCTACCCGACCAGCGGGAGTCCCCTGCTCCTGGCTGGCACGACGGGAGGGCCTTCGACGGATTACTACGGCGTTTCCTATACGAACCCCGCGCCGATGGGTGGCGTTCAATATGTGGCATCCTCGCCCACCAGCTTCAACGGCGTGTTCCTTTCGGGTGGGAGTATTCACTAGGAGAAATATGACAATCCAGGATCAAGTCCTCACCGCGCTCACCGCGTGGAGGGAGAACCGTCAGTACGGCCAAGCCGGACTCCAGAGCGTGATCAATGTGATCGTGAACCGAGCCGCGCGTGCGAGTCCCTATGCGGTTTGCACGCAGCACGCTCAGTTTTCGTCCATCTCCATGCCGGGGCCGGAGTCTTACCTATGGCCTGGCGACCAAGACCCGCAATGGCTGCTGGCGCTTGACTTGGCCTCGCATGCGGCGGCTGGCACGCTGGAGGACATCACGAACGGATCCACGCTATACTACGCCCCCCACTCTATCGTGACGAAGGCAACCATCGCACTGCCCACCGGGACGATCCCCTTCCCGCAGACGTGGAATCCAGCCGTGGTCAAGTATCAAACGACCATTGGCGGTCAGGTGTTTTTTACTCAATCCACATAGACGGAAGACGCGGCGACTTGCCAGAGCCAGATAACCCCCTTCACCTTCGCGGTGTTGGGGGTTTTTCTGTTTAACGAATCCGGACAAAGGGATTGCTTCAACATAAGTCGCTGTCATATATTGATCTTTAGGCATCCGTATGTCTCCTCGAAAGACTTTACGCCGGTAGGCTTTGATAGAGCGTATCGCGGCGGATGCCTAATAATAGCACCGAGAAAAGATTTCTGAAAATAGTTCTTGCATTCTTTTCGGACTCGGTTCATAGTTGCTCCAGTTCAGAAACACGAAGTCAAATACGCTGAATAGGGCATCATTCAGCAACCCAGAGGGTTGTCCCAATGTCGAACCACCACCTACCGTATAGCGACTCAGATACTGAGTTTTTAGAGCGGCAGCAAGCGCTCTCCACAAACCCCACCTACCAGCTAAACGAGATCCCACGCGCTGCAATTGAGCGCTATGCCGATCCCTCGCCTGAAATTCCACTCATGGAACTTGTCATCGGCATTCCTGTGCTGGTGATCACCGCGCTTTTATTGTTTGCCGGGGACTTCGTTCGTTTCTCATGGTCGCGACGGGTGAGCGTTGGCCGATTCATCGAAGACTGGTTCCTCGTTATCACAACGGTTGTCTGCCTGACTGCTGGAGTTGTGGCTGTCACGATTGGGATGGTGCGCTAATGGATCTCAAAAACATCTGGGGCACAATCCTTTTCTCTGCGGCCGTGCAGACCGTGAAAGAGTTGCTAATCGCAGCGGTCAAGTCCAGAGCCGACCTGTCCGGAGCCGACCTGTACGGAGCCGACCTGTCCGGAGCCAACCTGTCCGAAGCCGACCTGTCCGGAGCCAACCTGTCCGGAGCCAACCTGTCCGAAGCCGACCTGTCCGGAGCCAACCTGTCCAGAGCCAACCTGTACGGAGCCGACCTGTCCGAAGCCAACCTGTACGGAGCCAACCTGTACAGAGCCGACCTGTCCGGAGCCAAAATCGACGGGGAGGATGTCGCGGGTATCCGGGTGTTCTCTGGGTTATACGACTACCAGATTTGGGCAATTCTTTACGCTGACGGCCGCCGTGCAGTGTGGATGGGATGCCTCCACTACTCACTCGAAAATTGGGAGTCTGTAGGCATCCGAAAGAGCAATCTATCCGAATTCCCCGACGACGGCTCGGACAAGTGTGAACAGCGCGTGCTGGCGTTTGAGTTCGCGAAAGCTACCGTTTTGCGGATGGCGCTTCCTGCCAAGAAAGAGGAGGTAGCCAAGTGAGTATCCACGCCTTCATCTCCACCGAACGCGGCAACATGCCAGTTACCTTCCCTGAGCGCGGCAAAGACTTCTGCCATGACTGCACGGAAGAGTTTTACATCACTGACCTCCACTCCGCACGTCGCTACGACTCAATTCACCGCAGGATGAGCGACGTTCTTCTCTGTGAAGGCTGCGCGCCCAAATGCGGCTGGTCGATGAACGGGCAAAACTTCTGCACACACATTGCTATGCCTGGAAGTGAAGGCGGATGGTGCGAATTTCACGACGCTATGGCTGAGGCGGAAATCGCTCAAGAGGAGGCTTCCAATGGCTAGCACTCAACTGGAAATGCTTCCCGTAGAACCGCCGCGCCAGATAACGCCGATGGAGTTGATCCAATCGGCTATCCAGCAGGGTGCCGGCATCGACACGATTGAGCGCCTGGCGAAGCTGCAACGCGAGATGGTCGAGTATCAGGCCAAGGTCGAGTTCAATGATGCTATGCACCGCGCGCAGGACGCCATGAAGCCCATAGGGGCCGACGCGGTGAACCCCCAAACCAAGAGCAAGTATGCAACTTACGCGAAGCTGGATAAGGCTCTGCGGCCAATCTACACGAATGAGGGGTTTGCTCTCTCATTCAACACCACCGACTGCCCCATACCTGATCACGTCCGGGTGTTGTGTGAGGTTACGCGCGGCGGCTACGCCAAACCCTACCAGATCGACATGCCGAACGATGGCAAGGGCGCGAAGGGTGGCGATGTTATGACGAAGACCCATGCCACCGGCGCCGGCGTTTCGTACGGCATGCGTTACCTGCTCAAGATGATCTTCAACGTAGCAGTTGGCGAGACGGACAAGGACGGCAACACGGAAGTACATCTGGCCGAGGAGAAGGTTGTCGAGTTCCTAGACTTTATCCGTGAGGCTCGCGATGAAGACGAATTGAAGCGGTTCTACATTGCGGCCCAGACTGAGGCCCAGCTTGTTGGAGATAGCGAGTCCCTGCGCGTCTTCGCTGAGGCTAAAAACAAGCGCTGGCGCCAGCTCCACCCGAAGCCGGAAGGTGCGCGATGAACATTATCGACTGCACCCAGGGGGATCATGAGTGGTTTTCCGCAAGGCTCGGTAAAGTCACTGCCTCAGAGGTTGCGGACGCTGTGCGCTTCCTAAAGCGTGGCGATAAGAAAGGGGAGGAAGGCAAGACGCGCCTCTCCTACAAAGCCGCCATCGTTTCTGAAATCCTCACCGGTGATCCCGCAGACACGTTCGTAAGCAAATACATGGAACGTGGGACCGAGCTCGAACCCTACGCGCGCACTGCTTACGAAATCAAACGCAACGTGATGGTTGAGCAGGTTGGCTTTGTGGTTCACCCTTCTATTGATCGGTCTGGCGCTTCGCCGGATGGATTGGTTAGCGAAGACGGCGGTTTAGAAATCAAGTGCCCAAAGGTTGAAAACCACTTGGCCTATATGCTCGCCGGCAAACTACCGCCAGAGTACGAGCCGCAGGTGATGTGGAACCTTGCATGCACCGGCCGCCAGTGGTGGGATTTTGTGAGCTACTGCCCCCCGCCGATGCCCGAACGCCACCGCCTGTTCATTGTGCGCGTTCACCGTGACGAGCAGCGCATAGCGGAATTGGAGGCCGGCGTGGTGCAGTTCTTGGCCGAGGTAGACGAGATGATTGCGCGGCTGAACGACCTCAACCCCGAAATAGAAAAGCTGTTAGATGCAGTGGAAGCAGGCTACGGGGATCTCGGCATAACAGACGCGGACATTCTGTTGTGCGACCCACATTACCAAGGAGCAAAAGCATGAGCGAAGCAGCGGTAAAACCTGACCGCATGGCAGGAGTAGTGATCGGCATAAAGCCTGGTAGGGGGTTTGGACGTATTCGAACTCCCTTCCATAGGGATCACATTTTTCTGGAGGCGGAAATACGCGAGGGAGAGATTGGGCGAGACAGCGCAGTGACGTTTCTGCACCAGCCGCGACCCGAAGAGACAACCGACTTGGCCTTGGATGTACGAATCGTTCGTAAGCCTACCAACTGAGTAATAAGAGGCGAGTAAGTGGACGCACTGCCGTACTACAAATGGCTATGGATTGACTACAGAGCAAACCGCAAGGTTCAGCGCATGCCCTGGCAAGCTAGAGGGCTGTACCGCGAACTGCTGGACGAGTTCTGGAGCGAAGGGAGCCTGCCGAATGACACGGCGGCCCTAGCGGAAGTCTGCGGCTGCACGAAGGAAGAATTTGAGCAGTACTGGCCCCTGATTCGGCCATGCTTCACCGAGGAAGACGGAATACTGATCAACGCCAAGATGGACGAGCAGCGGACAGCGACCGACAAGAAAAGGACAGCGAACGCCAGAAATGGACGAGCGGGCGCTATAGCAAAGTTGGCGAACGCTAGCGAACGCCAGACACCTTCTAGCGAAGGCCATATAGCAGAGCAGAGCATGAGCAGAGCAGAGCATGAGCAAGAGCATGAGCAGAGCAGAGTAGTCGCGCCCCCCAAAGAGAACATCGCATCGCTGGTTTCCAAGATCGCGGTTGCCTTTCCGAAGAGCCGTCTTGTTGCTCTGACCGAAGCGGACGTTAGGCCCGAGCAGAGGGTGTCGATTATTCAGGCCGTCGACGCCGAGGTTGAACGGGTGGGTGTGACGCGCACCCAGGCGGCGCAAATGATTCTTGACAGGCTGGAGCTGCTGGTAAGCGCGGTGCCGAGCTCGGAGTGGAAGTTTTTTCAGAAGTTGCCAGAGTTCATGCGAGACCGTCAGTACCGACTAGATCCGGAGGTATTCACAAGTGGAAGCAATCAGCAAAATCAAGTTGGACGAGTTAGCCCCGCAACAGAGCGAAAGGCTCACGCTGACCAGACGACTAAGAACATCCTTGCCCGACGCTACGGTATTGACGTTGATGGCGCTCATGCGGCAAGTGGAGGCTCGGTATCCGGGTCAGGTGATCGAGGAAGTAACCAAGGAGATGTACCTGGCGGAGTGGGAGGAGATGGCGGTCAAGTACGACCTCCTCATTCTGCTGGACGCGTTATTGAAGGTGATCGGGGTGAGCAAATTCTTCCCCGCGCCGGATGAGATACGCGAGTGGTGCGCTTCCATCTCGCAAGCGCAGAAAAGCCGTCTGGACGCGCTGGAGCACATCAGGAAGCACGACGCAGCGAAGGCCCAATGGGAACGCGAACGCGAGCAGAGGACAAGGAAAGAGCGGAGGGCGCATGAACCCTAGAGCATTCCGAACGCATAGAGATGGCCGGGAAGTCTGCACCACGACAAAGCGAGGTCGGCACGAATACAAGTTGCGCATCGTCGAAATGCTTGTGCGCCAAGGCTACGCATGCCCGCTCTGTGGACGCGCAATATCAACCCAGGATGCGACGTTCGATCACGAAGTCCCGCGCGGTGCTGGAGGTTGTTTTCGTAATGATTCGATATTTCACGAAGACGGAAGCTGGCGCAATGCTGCTGTGCATTTGATTTGCAATGGGCTCAAAGGATCACGCAGATTTCGTTGGAATGGGTTGGGTAAGTACGTTCCTAATATCAGAGAAGTTCAGGAGGCAGCATGAAATGGATTGCGATGTTGATTTTGGGAGCTTCGATAGGTGCGCAGGCTCAATTGTCCTACAAGAATTTCCCGAGCAAAGTGCCTGAGCGCCGTACCGAGTATTACGCGTGGTCAAAAGCGCGGGGCGGCGTCAAGCTCGTGATCGAAGCAAAATTCGACACCACGTTCACCTGCTATCCCGTTCAAGACTACGAGCACTATCGACCTTGTGAAGACGTATGGTCGCGACAATATGTAGGAACTCTCACGCAGAAGGATGGCAAGTTGATCGCATTTCTTCCCGACAATCCTGCCGACAAGATCATTGATCGCGACTTGATTGGCTGGGTGATTTTTGTGAGTAGGCAGGCGATTGCAGAAGATCAGCAATACATCAAGACAGCCAACGAATACACCGACGAGACTGGCCAGCGCTGGATTAAAAAGCTTTAGGAGGTATCCCATGCATCCTGACATCACCAGCGGTAAACATAAGGGCAACCCAGCCTCTAACTCAGCCTGGGAAAACAATCACGGAAGGCATGCCAACGCGCGCGAGCGGATCCTGCAGTTGATTACGGATGCGGCGGATGGGCTGACCTCCAAAGAAATAGCTGCGCAGCTAGGCTGGCCGCTTCACAGTCTGTCCGGCCGCTGCTCGGAGTTGAAGCGCGATGCCAAGATTCGCGGGACAGGCGTGCGGCGGTTTGGATCTGAGGTTTTGGTAGCTGTACGCAAGGCTGAGCAGCTTAGCCTTTTGGAGGTTGCGTGATGCTTCTGCCTTTCGCCGAGGCCGCGGGGTTAGTGCGCACGACTCACTTTGACAGTGAGATGGCAGAACTCGCGGACCGTCACTATTCCAGGCGAACGGTTGGAGCTCGGCAGTTCCTCTATTCGGGTAGGAAGCTGGTTTTACGTAACACCGAAGGGACCGTTTTGTTCGCTTGGTTGTTCCCAGACCCCGCAATGCGCATGGATGGACAAACTGGATACAACTGCGCCATCTTTCGTAACGAGTCAGACCGAAAAGCCAGCGAGATAATTTTAGAAGCCGAGCGAGCCGTATTTGCTAAGTGGGGCCCCGATCGGATGTATACGTATGTTGATCCGAACAAGACAAAGCCGATATTTCGCCGCGGTCAGCGCGTGATTGGTTGGACCTATCTGAAGGCGGGGTGGAAGCCGCTCGTTTACAAGAATGGCAAGCCCCGGATAAGCAAAGCTGGGCAGCACCTTCTAGTGAAACTGCATAGGGAGCGTGCCGCGTGATCCGCATAGTCATCCCAATGGAGCCTCGCACGGTCAATCACTACGTCAAGCACACCCGCGCAGGACGGCACTACAAGACGGCTGAGGCAAAGGCTTTCGAGGAAGTGGGCGCGATGTGTTGCCGCGGCGTTGCGATCTCAGCAAACGCCTACTCTGTGCGGATTGACGTGTACCAGGGAGCCGGGAAGAAGGGCGACATCGATGGATATGCGAAACAGGCGCTGGACATTCTAGCGACGAACGGCGTTCTGCTGGATAAGAAGGGCCACAGAAGCACCGACGCTCACGTAGTCGAGCTGCACATGACAAAGCAGAGAGACGCGAAGAATCCTAGAACCGAGATCACCGTAACGGAGGCTTGAAATGTACCTAAGCAGCGCAATAGGAGTACCGACGATGCATTCATTCAAAGCTTTAGGAAATTGGGAGGATATAGACCTTCCAGCATCCATTCACGGACCTTGCATCTCCATTCCTATCACCGACGCAGTGCGGAGGTTGGATGCAGAGAAGAACAAGCTGGTGGGCCCGAGCGATTGGGAGAAGTTCAAGCTTACGCTTAGCGAGAATAACCTGCGGATCGCCAAAACTCCGAGCGTAGGGCCTGGGAGCATTCAAGAGGATCTGCACCACGTTCTACCGTCGGAGGGAAGCAAATGAGCGATCTACCATTCAGCGTCGGCAAGCCTGTTCCGATGCAATCTGTTCCACAGCCAGCGGCTAAGAACGAGCCTAGCAAGTATGCCGCGCTGTACGAACAGGTGAGTGATTGCAAGCGAGAGACTGCGCTTCCTGTGACATTCCCCGACGAGCGCGTGATGGGTGCTTGCCGCACGGCGCTGCGGAAGATCGCGAAGAACACTGGAGACTTCATAAGCAGCAGTCGCGAAGCCGACGCACTGACGGTCTACTTCTGGATCGAACCTAAAGAAGTGGCCGACGAGCTTAGGCGCCTAAAGGGGCTCACGAACCGTACCCAATGACCGAACTACTCCAACTCATCGCGGAACTGGAGACGTTCGCCAGGGACATGCGTTCAGAATCGGAGTTCATTAGGACACCACCGCTGACACGCGAAGAGATTGCAGTAGTCGCGTCGTATCGAAGGATGATGGAGGAGCAAGATGAGCGAAATTGAGAAGCAGGACTCTGCCGAAGGCTTGGATGTTTACGAGCCGAGTCGCTGTGTCGGGATGATGGGTAAAGTTCGCTTCCTCGAACCTTCGTTTGCCTATCGCTACTACGTGAAACTGCAAACGTACCGGGACGCCCTACGCAGGGCCGCAGAAGCGGAAACAAAACTAGCCGCCCTACATGATTCAGAAGCAGCCAAAGGAAAGAGGTGAGATGTGAGCGAAGAGAGGTTTGACATTCTGATAAAGGTCACGGACGCCAACGGAATCACGACGCAGATCGAGCATAGTGGCTGTCCGGAGTCCGCTCTGATCCAAGCGCCCTTAGTAGGTTCCCTGATCGAAGAACACAAGCGCCTTCGCGCCCAAGGCATTCGGCATCTTGAAGTCACGCTGTAGCCAACAACTAAGCATTAGGGGCGTTCGCCCTTGGAGGAACCACAATGAGATGGATCGCAATGGTAGTAATGTTTAGCGCAACACTAGCAGCGGTTGGGCAAGCGGCGAAGCCTACACCCGCGCCGTCTCCGTTCATTGGAACCGCAGGTACAAACACCTTCAACATCATTTCAGGAACGCCTCCCGAATTGATCTTCGAGAAGCAGCCGGGCACAGACTTTTACAAAGTTTACAAGCTCTCCGTGTCGCATGATTGGAACTGCGCGATTACCAGCGATTTCAAATCGAACCTCTATTCCGACAAGGGATATACGGTCAGCGTGGCGCAAATTACTTGCGTGCGCAAGGATGATGAACCGAAAACGAAAGTGCCCACTGCGCCTCACCAGTAGCAAGCCCTGAGTAGCCCCAGAAGAGAGGAAGAGAGATATGAGCGAGTGGTCGGTAGTATCCATATATGGAAAAAAATCAAGTGCTTCCGCGCAGGATCAGGCGATGGGTTCAGGGCAGGGATCTAATAAAGGGAATGCGTCAAGGGAGATGCACCGCATTTCTTGTGGGCTAACACGAGAACAAGCCGAAGCCATCGCTTCCTATCTAAACAAATGGTTTCTGAACATCGACTATGCGACCGCAGAACGCATCCCGTAGGTCCTGAGTAGCCCCTTACCCCAGCACCAGAAGGAGAGAGAATGCTCTACAAGATTGATTACACGATAGCGAGCGAAGATGGGCGAAAGGTCGCCACGAAGTGGATCAACCATGCCGCCGATCAGACTCAGGCTGTGAAGAGAATGATGAACTGGTTCTTCGAGAACAATCCCAACAGTAAGATTCGGCTGGATTCGGTTATGGGGGTGGAGATAACAGGGGACATGTCGGCAGTTGATGTGATCGACGTTTTAGCCAAGCCCCACCCCATCCAGAAAGAGGACTGAGCCATGAGTGATTGTAGGTTGTGCGGGCAGCCGGTACGACCGAAGGGCGTGAAGAGGCTCCCTAACGAATACGACCATGCGCGTGGATGCCCCTACGCGACGAAGGATAACGTACAGCGTAAGCGGAATCTCGACCTGACGATGCGTCGGCATAACCTGAATCTAGATGAACGGAGCAGCCATGAGTAACAAAGAGAACCAGAGCGAGCTAGGTGTAGAGGAGAAACAAAAGGCTGCACTAATTTATCTTCGTGATACTACGACTGATGAAGCTAGAGCTTATGTGGAGGTTCTATCCACAAGATTGGGATTCGGGCACGCAATTGATATTGAGCTTCCCTCCCCACCAGTAGAGAGAACGCAGGATGAGCCGGAGTGGGTGAAATGCTCACAATGTGGCAGGGAGAATTCTCTCGAAACGTGGGTAAAGTTCGGAGATAAATGTCCCAACTGCCAAGGGCTACATGACAAGGAGACATCTTCTGAGCCAACAGCAGCAGGGAGCGAGCAGCCTTGCTCGACCTGCGGAAGCACTGAAGCCAAGATGAGTGCGGGCGGCTGGACGTGCAGCAACGCATGGCACTACGAACGGGCGGCTCCTGTGGCATCCCAAGCCCCAGCCCCGACACTCACGCAGGAAGAGATTCAGCGTCTACGCGATATTGCTGGTGAAGAGGACGATCCCCACTGCGACCCCTTATGCCGCGTCTGCATCGCTATACGAGGCGCACGTATTGCGCTCAAAATCATCGAGGCCAACCATGAGTAAGCCCCTAGACACACAAGAACCGCGGAAGGAGTTGAAAGCGAAGCTCCGACGCGCGGCCGCATACTTGCAAGGCGGCGAAACTCGATATTTCTCTGACCCGGCGCTCTTGGAGGCCATCTACACTCTCTACCGATTGGCCGATACGTTCACGGAGGCCAAACGATGAAGGGTGGTCCTCAAAGAAAGCGCCGGCACTTGAACGGGGTAGACACGACGCGAATGAACGTGCAGATACGAGATGAAAACTATGCGCGGATCCAAGCTATTGCGGATGCCAGGGGAGTAAGTATGGGGCTTTGCGTGGATGAGATGGTGGAGGCAGACTGGCGCCGGCGTCATGCGATTGTTCCCCGTGGAACAAATCAGGTGCAATTAGGGGAATAGTTCTTTTAATTTCACAGGCATTTTCGTATAAACGTACTAGACCTTCTCGCGCTTGGTGTTACCCGAACACCTCCCTTCGGGCCGACCTGAAACAACCCAGCCCTTGGTCCCTCTACATGCCAAACCCCCGAATCGTAAACCTCACAAATGGATGCAGGTTCAAGCGCGGCTACGTCGAGCGTGCTCTAGAAGCGTGCGCGGTGGAGTGGGTAGAGATAGGCGTTAGCATCCGCAACCTTACCCCGCAAGAATCGATCATCGCCCGCAACACGCGTGCAAGGCTTTTGGAGCCCATGCCTTACGCGGAGCTGCCTGGGATTCGCTTTGATCCGCCATCCCACGGAATCCCAGTCACCAGACGAGAGAACATCCTTGTGTGGGAGGCTCAGAACTTCTTTGCCGGCGTGCGGGGGATGCAGTGAAAATCGACCTTCAGCACCTTCTATCCAACTGGAAGTCCACAGCCCAGTCGATCCTCACCACCACCTTTGCCCTAACCGGCGCTTTGATGGTATCGAACGTCATCTCGGCTAAGACCGCAGCCATCATGGGGACGGCAAACGCTGTGTGCAAGATCCTCGTGGGTGTCCTCCAAACCGACGGCATCCAAATTCCCGCAAACTCGACGGTCAAGCAAACCACTACAATTCAGACCCCAGGAGATACAATATGAGCCTTATCAGTGATTTGAAGTCGTTCGCTTCGAAGGTAGAGACCGCGTTTGAGAAGTTATTTCATGAAGCTCCATCATGGTTGACCATCGCACAAGAGGCGATCACGTACCTCGGCCCGGTCGCTGTTACGATCACCGGCTTAATCAACCCGGCGTTGGGTACAGAGGCTGCGACGATTATTGCCGACATCAAGGGTAAGTTGGCGTCCGCGCTCGCGCTGACTGACTCGGTGGCGAATGCGACCTCGCTGGACACCGTATTGAGTGATCTGAAGGCGGACATCCCGCTCTTGCTTCAGACGATCCAGGTAAGCAATCCCACGCTGGTATCGAGCATAACGAATTACACCAACGTCTTCATCACCGAGATTGAGGCAATTCAATCCGCTCTGCCTGCGCCCTCCGTCGCAACCCCCGCGGCCTAATGCCTGACTCAAAGGTCTATCCCATCCCTGATCCGGTTGCTATCGCGATGAAGGTCAAAGCATCTGGTGGGCCCGCGCTTGACCCTTCTCAGCCATCGGGCCAAGCATCCGCGGATGGCGTGACTCTATCCTGGGTCATTGAAGCTGGGAATATCACGATCACGCTGCTGAAAAAGCCATTCTTCGTCCCAGAATCAACGGTATGGAGCCATGTCGACCAACTCTTCACCGCTTGATTGGGCATGCGGCCGCTGCGATTCCCAACCAGGCGAACAGTGTAAGGATATGCCCCTCAATACCTTCCACGACGAACGCTGGATGGCCTGGGGAGCGCACAACCAGGTAAGCGACCCGGTGAGCAAGGAAGACTTCGATAAAGCCGTAGAAGACTCAGGATTGGTTTAGCGATGGCGCGCAGACTGTGGCAAGACGATGAGGTAAAGAATTCATACCGGGCGCGACGGAATGAGGACGGGCAGAAGCTCTGCGAACTCCACTCATGCGACAAGGTTCTAGTAGGTCGCCAGCAGCGGTGGTGCTCCACCGCGCACGCCTTCGATGCGATGGCAACGTGGGATTGGAGTGTTTGTCGCAGCCGGGTTCTGAAGCGCGATAAGCTGACTTGCCAAAACTGCGGAGCGCAAGCAAACGCCGCGCCGTGTGTGGGTCTGGACGTGGATCATATTGTTCCGCTTTGCGAAGGGGGAAAGCTCTGCGACCCCGCAAACCTGCGAACTCTTTGTAAGGCCTGTCATAAGGTCGAAACGGCGGCACTCGCCAAACGACGCGCACTGGCAAGAAAGCAAGTAGCTGCAATGGTTTAGGAGTTTGCAGTAGCGGGTTTCACCGGGAACTGGCAGTCCGCTTAGCGCGGGATGAAGCACGCAAGAACAACCAGTTTCTCTGCTACCGCCTAGAGCGTGATTATGCTGCTGCAATTCGTTTTGGTTTAGGAGGGGGTGATCATGTCTCTTGCTCTCGCGCAATACGGATTTGGCGTAATGACGTTCCTTGCCGGTGGATGCTGTGGCTGGATCGCAAGCGCCATCTACAACGCTTTGACCTCCCGCCGCAAGCACGACTCGCGTGGAAGATTCATCAAACAGCACGCAAAGTAACTCAAGAGAGGGAGCCAAACTCCTGAACGCAGATACAACCGGGGGTAGGCTTACGTGGCTCAAACATATGGTGACAAGCTCGCGAAACTCTGGGAAGACGTATATGAGGGGCGAGGGAAGGATAATCCACCTATGACCGTACGCGTGGACAGGCTCGAACAATGTGTTGAGACAATCCTGGAGAACGGTAAAGCTACTCGCGCTACCGTTTGGGGCGGAGTAATTACGACAATTGGCCTTTTGGTGGTGGCGTTTATCAGCTTCAAGCTGGGCTGGGTTCATCCGTAATTATGAATGACGAGACTTCCACTGGAAACAGCGGCAAAAAGAGAGGGAGAATTGAGAACCTCAAGCCGTTCAAGCCAGGACAGAGCGGAAATCCGTCCGGGCGTCCTAAAAAGAAGCCTGTGACCGAGATGTACGAGGCCATTTTCAGCGACCCTGAGGCGATGAAGGATCTAAGTATCGCGATCAAGCGGGCGCTCAACAAGGGCTCTATGGCAATGGTTCTGCAGCTCAAAGAGATGACTGACCGCGTTGAGGGCAAGGTCACGCAGGCGATTGAGGCTGACATTACCGTGAACCTTGCCGATGCGATTGCACAGGCGAGGAAGAGGGCTGGACGATGAAGAATTGGCGCGAAGTATTGCAGTTGCAATCTCCTTCCGTATCGAAGAATCAAGTCGAGTCTAGGTTTCGCATTCTCGCGAAGAGCGCCCACCCTGACGCTGGCGGAAGCACTGAAGCGATGACGGAGTTGAACCTGGCTAAGCGCGAGGCGCTGATGGAGATTTCGCGCCCACCGGCTCCTGTCGTGCAACACCCTCTTGGGCAGTTTCAGAATAACGCTTCACAGCAGCAGGCAATGAATGCCGGGATGGGACAACAGCAAGGTTGGTATGGGCAGGGTTTGGGCAATATGTATGGCTCTTCAGCCGGTGCTTCTGGCTACCAGTCTGTAAGAAATGAAGCCGTATATGTGGATGTTGCGCGTGAGGAATCAAACGATCGCAAAGATGCAAGGACCGTGCGCACCTCCTCCGCTTGGCAAAAATTCTGGAATGCCATTACGTGAAGGGTGGATTGGCCGCCGACGAACTTGAGTTGGCGATGGACATTGGGAGCTTCAGTCTAGACCCTCCCGGCTTCATGAAGTACGCATTTCCGTGGGGGAGTGAGAAACTGCCTGCTCCTGGACCCCGGACGTGGCAGAATGACATCAACTCGCTGGTTGCCAGTCACTTCGGCAACCCAGAGACACGTTTCCAACCGCTGCAAATCGCTGTAGCCTCTGGGCACGGTATCGGTAAGTCTGCCGAGATTGGCATGCTGATCGATTGGGCGATGTCGACGTGCGAAGACTGCAAGGTCGTGGTCACAGCCGGCACAGGCACGCAGCTCGCTACGAAGACGGCGCCAGAAGTGCAGAAGTGGTTTCGCTTGGGCCTAAATGTTCACTGGTGGGACATCAACGCGACGTCGATTCGCGTCAAGGACCCAAACCATCAGGCAGGGTGGCGCGCAGACTTCATCACCTGGTCAGTGCAGAAGACGGAAGGATTCGCTGGCCTTCACAACCACGGTAAGCGCATCGTCATCATCTTCGACGAAGCGAGCTCGATTGACGACATTATTTGGGAAGTCGCCGAAGGCGTCCTAAGTGATGAAAACACAGAGATTATCTGGATCGCATTTGGGAATCCTACTCGGAATACGGGGGAATTCTATCGTGCAATCACCGGAGCCAACCGCTGGCATAAGCGTCAGATTAACTCTCGCACCGTCGAAGGGACGAACAAAGCTCTACTGGACGCCCAGATTACGGAATGGGGAGAAGATTCAGATCGAGCTCGTGTCCGAATCCGAGGGGAGTTTCCGCGTGGTGGTTCTACGCAATTTATCTCGGGAGAGCTCGTAGCCCAGGCGCGCAAAAGGATCGTTGACGGCTACCAGGAGATGCCCAAGATCCTCGGGGTAGATGTGGCGAGGTTCGGTGACGACAGGTCCATCATTTGCCGGCGCCAGGGACGCAAAGCTGACTTCATCGGCAAGTTCTATGGGGTTGACACGCAGACCCTGGGCGGTAAGGTGCAGGAAGCCATTGACCGCGAGCGTCCTGATGGCGTGGTGATTGACGGAGACGGAATTGGTGGGGCGGTGTTTGACTTCCTCAAGGCTCGGGGATATGACCGGAAAACGCTGTTGGTGGAGTTTCACGGTGGGGGCACCCCGAGCGATCCGCACAAGTATTTGAATAGACGCGCAGAGATTTGGGGTGGGATGAAGGAATGGCTTGAAGGCGGCCAGATCCCAGACGAGGCTGAAGTTGAGACAGACCTCACCGGGCCCGATTATGGCTATCACCCGACAAAGGGGTGTTTGGCGCTTGAGAAGAAGGACGAAATGAAGGCGCGCGGCGTGGATTCTCCAGACTTGGGAGACGCGCTGGCAATGACGTTTGCTGTGAAGATTGCACCACCGAAACCTAAACCGCAAGGACCAAAGAGACCAGTTTCACAATGGGGCTGACATGGCAAAGCTGAACGCTGCAGCACGTAAGGCTATTCCGAAGAGCGAGTTTGGTGAGCCGGGTTCGCGCAAATATCCGATGCCCGATAAGTCTCATGCTGCTAATGCGAAGGCGCGCGCTACGCAGATGGTTGAGAAGGGCAAGCTGAGCAGTTCCGCAGCCGCAAAGATTCGCTCGAAAGCAAACCGCATCCTGGGAGAAAAGTGATGGCAAAGCATGAAGTACGCAGGGTAGAGATTGAGCCCGACAGCCACGGCGGCCACACCGTCACCGCTCATCTGAAAGAGCGCCCCATGCATTCCAGCAAGAGCGGAATGGGGATGGAGTACCGCGAGCCTGAGAAGAAGGTATTTGGCAAAGGCCAGCATGAAGAGATGATGGATCACGTCGCTGCGCACTTGGGCATTGAAGCTGGAATGGGCGAAGAGAACGAAGAGCATGGCAAGGAACAGGACTCCGAGTGATTGATCTAGCTCAGAACCAGGCCAGCGCGTCATTTATCAGTAAGTCCCTGAAGCGCTTAGGGATGCAGGATATTGGCTCGGCTATTGCAGCGCTGGCGTACACGATCAAGGATCACAAGCATCTCGAGCGTGTGCTGACTGATTGCAGCGGGGAAGAGCGCCAGATGATCTATGACTCCATCGTTCCGCATCTGTGGTTCACGGCCAAACCTCTGGATGTTTATGTGGCGAACGTAGGCCAAAGAGCTGAGCGGGAGCAGTGGCCGGTGATGCTTGAGGGTCAATTGCGTGAGTTCCGGCCCGCTACCGACGTCTCGAGCATTGAGAAGGAAGCGGAGAAGCTGATTGCTGCTGATTTGGCGAAGCGCACTCTAACCATGACTTGCTCGAAATGTTTGAAACAAGAGAAGTTCCACCAGATTGGGGCTGAGACGAACGTCGACGTGATTATCAAGGCGCGTCAGGCTGGGTGGATCCACGATTATCTGTCGAATCCTGCGCGTGAGATTTGCCCGAAGTGCCCGAGCTCGCTGAGAACCAATGGCTGAGAAGGAAACTACGGCTGATGATGATCTTCTGAAGCGGATACGCGAGCGCTATCGCTACGGCATGGATAAGTGGCGTCGCAACCGCGAGGAGGGTCAGAAGAACATCCGCTATGTCTCTGGCGACCCTTGGGACAACGAGGATAAACAGGCCCGCAAAGGCCGCCCCACTGTTTGCGCGGATGAGCTGAACCAGTACGTGAATCAGGTGGTGAACACCGCAAGGCAGAATCCCCGCGGCATAACGATTGATCCAGCCGGCGATGAGGCGACAGAAGAGCTGGCCGAGTATCGCGAGAACCGCATTCGGGCGATTGAGTATGCTTGCAACGCGTCTCGGGTGTATATCAATGGCCTCCAGGGTGCGGTCGAGCGCAACGTTGGTTACTGGAAGGTCAGCCGCAAGTACGTTTCCGATGAGAGCGATGATCAGGAAATCATCATCCTTCCGATCATGAATTCGGATGCAGTTGTTATGGATCCTGATTTCAAGGAAATGGACGGCTCAGACGCGAAGTGGTGCTTTGAGCTTGACCGTCTGACGATTGAGGAGTTCGAGCGGGAATACCCCGAAGCTTCGAAGGTAAGTTTCAGCGCAGAAGACTTTGGTGGGGATGCGGACTACTGGTACGACGGCAAGAGCATTGTGATTGTGTCGTATTGGGAAGTTCAGACCGAAAAGAAGAAGGTGGGCAAGAAAGAGCGCGAGATCATCAAGCGCACCGGGGTCAAGCAGTGGGTGACCAACGGGATTGAGATTCTTCGCGAGGGCGCAAAGCAGCCTGGGCCCTACATCCCCATCGTGCCCGTCTTTGGCAAACAGTTATGGGTAGAAGAGGGCGGCGGCGCCGAGCGCATGGTGCTTTCCCTGGTGTCTCTGGCGAGGGATGCGCAGAAGGCTCTCGCCTATGTCATGAGCTCCATGCTGGAGAATATTGGGCAGTTGCCGAAGACGACGTTTATTGGGGCAGTGGGGCAGTTTGAGACGGATCAAGAGACTTGGGAGACGATCAACCAAACGTTTCACCCGTACGCGCAGTATGACAACGTGGTGGATGCTGA